ATGTATATGGTAATGACGTATATATAGATGATGTTATATACGAACTTAAAGGATTAGAAATAACAAGGCCATTAACTAGAGATATGATAATAAGACACAAAATACAAAGAGCTCATTTCGAAGCGAATAATGGTGGAGATTTAGTTGCAGAAAAAGTAAGTGATATGTTAAAAGAGAAAAAATACAAATGTAATGTAACTCATAAAAAAGCTCCCACAACAAAAAGTAAGTTAGATAGAATATTAGCAGTAAGAGATGAAATACTTGGTATAGCCACAAATTTAGGTTCGTATAATTTATTTTTTAAAGACAAAAGTATATCAAATAAAGAATACAAAGAGTTTATATTAGATATTAAAAATTTTTCACAAAGTTATTCTGCTCAAGGAAAACAAAAAGACGATTGTATTGATGCTGTCGCAAATTTAATTACTAATGTGTTATCTGGTGGAAAAATAGGAAAAGCAACATCTAATATTAGTCGTAAAGACTTAAGAATGTAATAAAGAAAATATTGACAATAAATAGAAACTATGGTATAATTATAATAGGTGGTGTTGTTTGTGATTACGTATGGTAGAAAAAACATATATATAGATAAAGAAGTCAACGAGGCTAATTTACCATATATAATAACAGAAGCTATGAAGATACATTCTCAAAATGCATTAGAAATGCAGTATTTGATTGATATATATCTTGGAAAGCAAGAAATACTAGATAGACCAGAACAGTATGCTAATGGCATAAATAATAAAGTAGTTTTAAATTATGCCGAAGAAATAGTTAGAGATATATTAGGATATTCATACGGAAAAGCTGCACAATATACACAAAAAAAATCGGAATTTAGAGAAGATATACAATTATTATCAGATGTATTAGATTATGAAAATTCATATGCAGTAGATTTGAAATGCGAAACATTTGTTAGTTTAGTTGGTCTTGGATATGAAATCACATTACCAAAAGGTGATTTTGATGATACTCCAGAGATTCCACTTAAATTAATGCATCTTGATCCTAGAACAACATTTTTTGTAAAAAGTGGAAATCTAGGTAATAGAAATTCAGTATCTTGTACATATTGTGATATAAATGAAGGTAATACAAAATATAGAATATTTTATGTATTTACTGATACTACATTATATATTTATAAAACAAAAGGGACAGGCAATACGATACAAGCAAATAATTTAGTTGATAGTTATAATCATTTGTTGGGTGGAAATCCAATAACTATATATGAGAATAATTTATTTTTAACTGGTGATTTCGAAAAAGCAATCACTATATTAAATGCACTTAACATATTAGCGAGTGATGGACTTAATGATATACAACAGTTTGTTCAAAGTATATTAGTATTTGTAAATGCTGAAATAGACCAAGAAGGCATTGATAATCTTAAAAAGAATAGAGTTCTTACAATAAAATCTCCAGAAAGTGTAGATGCTGATGCTAAGTATATTTATTCTAATTTAGATGTAAATAACATAGTAGAAGTTAGAGCATATTTACTTGATGCATTATATTCAATAACAGGAATGCCTACAAGACAAAGTAAATCAAGTGGTGGCGATACTGGTAAAGCAAGTGAATACAAAGAAGGTTGGGTACAACTTGAGATTGTTGCTAAAAATAAAGAGATATATTTTAAAGAATCTAAAAAAATACAATTAAGAATAGTGTTAAATTTACTTAAAATGAATAACTTAGTAGATGAAAAATTAGCAGTTCAATATATAAAAGTGGATTTACCTAGAAATAAAAATGATAATATACAAACAAAAACTCAAGCATATTCAACACTAGTTGCAACAAATACATTAGATGATAGAGATGCTTTAGAAATGGTTGATATTACAACTGATGTAAATGAGATAATTGCTAGAGGTAAAAAAGCACAAGAAGAAAAGCAAAAGGTATTAGATGCAATTCAAAAGAAAGCTGATATGAATAAGGTGAAGACAAATGAAGAATAGAGTATTATGTCCTTTATGTGGATATTTATTATTTAATAGATACGAAGATACAAGTGGAAAAACAGAACACAAATGTAATAGATGTAAAAATATAGTTACAATCGAGTTAAAACCACAAAAATAAGTGAGTTATAACCGAGAATTAGAATTTTAAACGATTCTTGTTCTCGGTTATTTTTCTATATAAAATGTCAGAGAAGACAGTAAAACGCAAATGTCAGAGAAGACAATAAAACGCAAGGGGGAATTTTAGATGGATGAAAATAGAAATCCAATTACAGGAACGGTAGTAACAACGGTTGATACAAAAGTACCACCAGTAACGCCAGTAGTTGAAAAAGCAGTAACACCAAAAGTAGATGAAGTAAAAACAATCAGTAAAGATTTGTTTGATAAAACATCAAAAGAATTAGCGGAAGCAAAAAGACAGTTAAAAGAAAAAATGACAGCTGATGAAATTAAAACAGTAGAAGCACTTGAATTAAGCAATGCCGAGAAAGTGGCTAATGAAACATTAAAAGCCGAATTAGAAACACTTAAAAAACAAGTTGTAACATCTACATTAATTTCAAGTACATCAGAAACTAGAAGTAAAATAGGATTTGCAGAAACCGAAAAAGAATTTGCTGATGTTGTTGAAACTCTAGATTACACTACATTAAGTGCATTAATAAATAAAATATCAAATGTTGCTTATGAAAAAGGTAAAAAAGATGTAACTGATTCTGTTATGAAAAAAACTGGAAATTTGAATTTAAGCGGTTCTGCAGGAAATGAAGCTGGAGATGAAAACATCGAAAATGCTAAAAGGCTTGCAAAGGCAAATATAAAAACACCAACAAAAAATAGTTATTTTACAAATTAATTGAAGGAGGAAAATTATTATGATAACAACAAGTTATGTAACACCTAAACAAATATTAGTAGCTGATGAATTAGCATTTACTATTTCAGTAATAGTTGATAATACTGGTTTAGTAGCAGATGCTGATGGTAAGAAAATACTTAAAGCAGGAAGTCCAGTATCAAATGTTTTAGGATCAGATGTTCTACAAGATAGACAAAAAGTTTTAATACTAGATGATACAATAGCAGCACTAGGAGTAACAATGCACGATGTAGATGTAACAGCAGGAGCAACTAACGCTGTGATGGTAGTATCAGGTGTAGTAGATGTAAATAAATGTGGTTACGTACCAGCAGCAGCAGTACAAACAGCATTAAAAAGAATAATCTTTGTGAAAGGAGAGTAGATTTAAATGGCAAAAACAATATATGAATCAGTACAAGCTCCAATTATAGCAACGTACTGGAATGAAAAATTATCAGAAAGAGCTCCTTTCGTAGGAGAAACATTGTTCCCAGATAAGAAACAATTAGGATTAAAACTTAGTTGGATCAAAGGAGCATTTGGAAGTCAAGCATCTTTAAAATTATCAGCTTTTGATGCAAAAGCAATTCGTAGAGATAGAATCGGTTTCGAGGAAGTTTCTGAAAAAATGCCTTTCTTCAAAGAAGCAATGGCTATAAACGAAGAAGATAGACAAAAATTAAATGAAGTTTTAGCTTCTGGAAACCAAGCAAAAATAGACATCATAACAAACAAAATATATGATGACACTACAACTTTACTAGGTTTAGCAAGAGTATCAAGAGAAAGAATGAGAATGCAAGCATTAACAACTGGTTTAATCTCATTAGCAAGTAACGGTCAAGAATTAACAGTAGATTACGGTGTTCCAGTGGGACAAAAAACTCAAGTTGGAGTATCTTGGAGTAATATAGCAGCAACAATAATCAGTGACATAAATACAGCATTAGATGTTGTAGAAGATGTAACTGGTAACAGACCTACAAGAGCATTATGTGGAAGAACAGTATTCGCTAACATATTAAAAAATACTGAAATCAAAAATGCTATGTCTGTATTTACAGGTGGTAAAGCTATATTAACTGAGTCAATAGCTAAATCATATATCTTAGAAATGACAGGTCTAGAAATAGCTATCTATACTAAAAAATATATGAACGAAGCTGGTACAATGGTTAATTATATTCCTAACGATGTATTCGTAATGTTCCCAGTAGGAGATTTAGGAAATACATATTTCGGTACTACACCAGAAGAATCAGATCTATTAAATAGTCCAATAGCTAATGTTTCAATCGTTGATACAGGAGTTGCAGTTACAACAACTAACAAAGTAGATCCAGTTAACGTTGATACAAAAGTAAGTATGATATGTCTTCCATCATTTGAAAAAGCAAATGAAATATACATATTAGATACTGCTATATAGTAGAGGTGTAATATGGTAGAAATAAAAAAAATAGGAATAAAGAATACATTGTTTGTTTCTAAATGTACTTTTAAAGACATTTACGAAGGTAATGGGTATACTTTAGTTACCAAAGAAATTCAACCAGTTAAAACAGCTAAAGAAATAAAAGAAGAAGAAAAGAAATTAAAATTAGAATTAGAAGAAAAAGCAAAAGCAGAAAAACTTGCAGAAGAACAAAGAATTGCTGATGAAGCAAAAGCATTTATTATTGCAGAAACAGAAAGAGTTGCTCTCGAAGAAGAAACAAGATTACAAGTAGAAGCTGATGAGAAAGCTAGACTTGAAAAAGAACAAGCTGAAAAAAATTCTAATTCTGATGAGAAAACAGAAGAAGGAAAGTAGAGGTAGTTAAATGTTATACATAGATAAAAAAGGTGATGTATTTTTAAAGGAAACTGGAAAATATACAAAACTACATATTGACATTTTGAAGGATGATATAAATTTAATACCTACAACTGAAATCTTTTATTGTGATAAATTAAAAGATACAAATGAAATTTCATACGAAAAGTTAAAAGAGAAAATATTAAAACAAAAATAGATGAAAGTTGGGTGTAAAATGAACGAATTATTAACAAAAATAAAAGACTTGATGTCTAGCAGAGGGATGCCTACTTTAGGCGATAACACTTTAAATAGTGAAATAGAAAGTGCAGCAGAAGTTATAAACAATAGAAGAAATTTTACACCTTCAACTACATCAATTGTTGAAGAAAAATATAAAAACACTCTTATAAAAATGGTTATTCATTGCATAAGCAAATATGGTGCAGAAGGTGAAACAGGTCATTCTGAAAATGCTATCGATAGATCATATGGTTCAGCTGGAGAATATCCAAAAGAAATTATAAACGAAATATCAATAAAAGTTAAGGTGGTGTAGAACTTGAACACTTTAAAAAGAAATAAAAGCGTATTGTATCATTCTAAAAGAATAAACGATAATGGCATTATAAAGTTTGAAATACCTAAAGAAAAACATTTGAATTATCAACCTACGAATAGTAGTGAAGATATTTCTGCTATTGGTGAAAATTATTTCATGTATTTAAGAATAATTTGTAATAAAGAAGAAGCCCTACTTTTTAATACTGGTGATAGATGCTATGTCTACAAAGACAAGCCTTTAGTTCACGATGACTTATTATGTAGTGGTGCTGATTATGTTGTAGATGGTATTCCACTTATAACATTAAACAGTGGCGAAATAAAACTTAAGAGATTAAGTGGTAATTAGTGAAAAATATAAAATTAAAATTAGATACAAGAGAAATAAGTAAATTAATAGAAAAAATAAATGTTTTAAAACAAGATATTCAACGAGATGCTTTAGCGACAATTTCAGAAGTAACAGGTATTGGAGCAGAAATAGCTTATGAAAAATCTGTAGTTGATACAGGTGAAACAAGAGATTCTACTGATATAATACAAATTTCAAATAATCATTTACAATTAGTACAACGAGGTGACCATGTTTTTGAAAATG